TAGCACGTAGATAAAGAGTTTCGCACGCAGTATAAGGTTCGATACATATATAAAGAGTAGGCAATGTTAACGATAATGTTAACTTTCTTTAAATAAGCTAGGTTTTACGTACGGAGTAAGTGGTTTACCAAACGATTACTCAAATTCCTGGAGGAAAAATAAGGTTTTTGCGCGAGGTACTATACCGCCAAAAGTGGTCGCCAGGTCCTAATACATTAATCATCGGTCAAACACAGGCACAAACAAACAGATGGATTTTCCAAATAAGAAATACGATACGATTGTTATTGATCCACCTTGAAAGATAAAAAAGATTACACATAAAGCAAGACCTAATCAAGTTGAAATGGATTATTCAATGATGGATCTTGATGAAATTAAAAACTTACCAATTAAAGATTTGGCAAAAGATAACTGCTGGGTTTTTTTATGGACAACTCAGAAATATTTATTTGAGGCAAAAGAGGTTTTAGAAGCTTGGAATTTTAAATATTTAATGATGGCTGTTTGGCAAAAAACTTTTGGTAAATCCGCTGGAATGCCTTTGTATGGTTTTAGATGGAATGCTGAATTTATTGCTATTGGTTATAATAAAAAACCTGATCTTTGGATAAAAGGAAAACCATTAATACCTTTAGTCTTTCAAGCTGAAAATATTAAGCATTCAAAAAAACCTGATAAATTTTATCAAATGATTGAGCCATTAGGAAAAGACAGAATAGATATATTTGCTAGAAATAAAAGACATGGCTGGGATGTAATAGGTAATGAAGTATGAACAAATTTATAAAAGACAAGTTTCGAAATGTATCAGCCATCAGCTTCAAGGCTTACAACAACGAACTTATAATTAATTTTTCAGGTTTTGAAGAAGAAGAGGATATTACAGAATTTTGTGAGTTTGTGTTCAATGCAATTAAGATGCCTTCTAATTTTAATCAAGGACCACCAACAGTACATTAATGAAAATAACAATACCGTACAAACCAAGACCTCAACAGGCTTTGGTTCACAAAGAATTAGATAAATATAGATATGCGGTTTTATGTTGTCATAGAAGGTTTGGCAAAACAGTAATGGTTTTAAATCATTTGATTAAATCCGCTTTGACTAACAAAAATCATAATCCTCGTTTGGCTTACATTGCTCCAACTTACAAGCAAGCAAAGTCAATAGCTTGGGATTACCTAAAATATTACACAAAGAATATTCCAGGAACTAAGTATAACGAAAGTGAACTTAGATGTGATTTTGTCAACGGAGCTAGAATAACTTTGTTATCGAGTGAAAATTTTGATTCAATTCGTGGAATTTATTTAGATTTATGTGTGATTGACGAGGTAGCTCAAGTATCACAAGGATTAATAGATGAGGTGGTTACTCCAGCTCTTTCGGATCGAAAAGGAAAAATGTTCCTAATAGGTACACCAAAATCTATGAATAACATTTTCTATGATTACTATTTAAAGGCTCAATCCGATGATAAATGGTTTTTATATAAAGCAAAAGCATCTGAAACAAATATTATAGACCAAGAAGAATTAGATGCCGCACTTGCCGTAATGGGTGAAGCTAAATACAATCAAGAATTTGAATGTTCCTTTATTGGTAATGTTCAAGGATCAATTTATGGTTCTTTGGTTGACGAGTTAGATGAGGCTAAGAGAATAGGAAGTATTCCTTATGATCCAGCACATTTAGTTAATACAGCTTGGGATTTAGGTTATACAGATGCTTGTTCGATTATTTTCTTCCAACAGATAAATCACAATATTCATATCATTGATTATTATGAGAATGAAAAAGAAGCATTACCTCACTATGCAGAAGTATTAAAAGAAAAAGAATATATATATGGCAACCATTATGCTCCGCATGATGTAGAACAAACTGATTTTAGTTCAGGTTATACTCGTAGAGAAGTTGCCGCAAATTACGGAATTAGATTTAGAGTAGCTGCACGAACACCTTTAGAAGATGGTATTCACGCTGTTAAAATGATTTTACCAAGATGTAAGATTGATAGTGATAACTGCTCTGACTTACTAATAGCTCTTAGACATTATCATAGAAAATATAATGATAAGGATAGAGTTTATAAAGTTAAGCCAGTCCACGACTTTAGTTCACATCCAATGGATGCTCTAAGGTGTTTGGCTACTGGAATACAAGAAGAACAATTAACAAATAAAAATCGTCAGTTAGTAGCTGATGGAAGTTACAGGATATTATAATTATGTCATTCATTGCTAAGATGTTTATGCCAAAGATGCCACCAATACCTAAGATTGAATTACCAAAGGTGGAAAACGTGCCAAGTGCTGAAGATGCAGCTAGAAAAGCAGCAGCAGAAGCTGATGAAAGAAGAAGAGCTTTAGGCAGAAAAGGCAGACAATCAACAATATTAACTTCAGCTAGAGGATTAAATGAAATCTCTGATGAAGAATATGAACAAAAGACTTTATTAGGTTAGGAGGAATATATGGGTGGATTTGTAAGAAAAGTCGTAAGCAGACCAAAACCAAAACCAGCACAAACAATTCAAAAGGCTGCGGTTAAAGCAGCTCCAGCTGGTCCAACTACTGCTGAATTAGCACAACAAAGAATGTCATCTATAAAAAGAAGAGGAAGAAAATCAACTAACTTAGGTGTTAGCGATGATGATCTAACTTTATCTTTTAAAACTTTACTAGGATAATTAATGCAAGAACAAAGTAATAAAGCTCTGTCAGCGGAGCTAAAAAATAATTTATCAAGATTGATGGATAGAAGGTCCAATTGGGAAACACATTGGCAAGAAGTAGCTGATTTAATAATCCCAAGAAAATCAGATATTATAGATCATAAAGTTAAAGGTGATAAAAGACATTTAGAAGTATTCGATGCGACAGCAATTCACTCATTAGAATTATTAGCTAGTTCTTTACACGGTATGTTAACTAGCAGCGCAAACAGATGGTTTTCACTTAGATTTAAAGAAACAATTTTAAATGAAAACGATGAAGCTAAAGAATGGCTTGAGGACGTTACGGATAAGATGTACGTAGCGTTTCAAAGATCAAACTTTCAACAAGAAGTTTTTGAAATTTATCATGACTTATGCAGCTTTGGCACAGCGGCAATGTTTATTGAAGAGGATGAAATTGATATTATTCGTTTCTCTGCTAGACACATTAAAGAAATTTATATTTCAGAAAATGCTAAAGGTTTAGTTGATTGCATATATAGAAGATTTAAATTAACTGCAAAAGCAGCAGTTGAGAAATTTGGTTTAGAGAATTTAAGTAGAGAAATACAAAACATATTTAAAAATTCACCTTTTGATGAAGTAGAATTTTGTCATGTTGTAAAACCTAGAGATATTTATAATCCTAGAAAAGAAGATAAAATGAATATGCCTTTTGTTTCTATTTATATGGAAACTGAAAGTGGCAAGATAATATCCATCGGTGGCTTTAAAGAGTTTCCTTATGTCGTTCCTCGATTTTTAAAATCGTCAAACGAAATCTATGGTAGATCACCAGGAATGAACTCGCTTGCTGATGTAAAGGTTTTAAATAAGATGGTAGAGGTTGGATTAAAGGCTGCACAAAAGCAAGTTGATCCACCTTTATTAGTTCCTGATGATAGTTTAATGCTTCCTATAAGAACAGCACCAGGAAGTTTAATATATTATCGTGCTGGAAGTAGAGACACTATTACTCCATTAAATATTGGTGCAAACAATCCATTAGGATTGAATATGGAAGAACAAAGAAGAAAAGCGATTTCTCAAACTTTTCACGTTGACCAATTATTAGTTACTGAAAATAGAAATATGACAGCTACAGAAGTTGCACAACGTAGTGAAGAGAAGATGAGAATACTTGGTCCAACTTTAGGAAGGCTTCAAGTAGAGTTATTAAATCCAACAGTTATTAGAGTATTTAATATTATGCTTAGAAATAATTTATTTAAGCCAGCGCCAGAAGTATTAATTAATCAAGAGATAGATGTTGAATATGTTTCACCAATGGCTTTGGCTCAAAAAGGTCAAGAATTATCTTCTATAATAAGAGGATTAGAAATATTTGGTTCAATTGGTCAAGTAGCACCAGTTACGGATTATATTGATCCTAAAGGTTTAGTTAAAGAAATTATAAAAATTCTTGGAATACCAGCAAAAGTAATTAGATCAGATGCTCAAGTTCAAGAAATTACAGAGCAAAAACAAGCAGCTCAACAACAACAAATGGAAATGATGAATGCTGTGCAAGAAAGCCAAGTAGCTAAAAATGTTGCACCAGCCGTTCAAGCCATAAATGAAACTGACAGACAACAATAAAGAATTAATAAGTTTAATTAAAAATTACAAAATTGTTTTTAGTTCCGATGAAGGTAAAAAAATCATCGAGGACTTAGAAAAACGATGTCATGAGTTTGTGACCACTCATGCCAAAGGAGATAGTCACGAGACGGCTTTTTTAGAAGGTCAACGCAGTGTGTTGGTTTTTCTAAAAAATATGATCAATAAAAAACTAGAGGAGTAATCTAATGGATCAGACAACTGAAGCGGTTGCAACAGAACAGCAACCAGTTCAACCTGATGTGCAGACAACTACAACGCTGACATCGGAAACAACAACAGAACAGCCAAAGGAAGTTGATTTTAAATCATTAATTCCTGAAGCTTATAAAGAAGAAAAATCTTTACAGAATTTTTCCAATATGAATGATTTTGTAAAGTCTTATTTGCACTCACAAAAATTAGTAGGTGCAGATAAAATTGCAGTTCCAAATAAATATGCAACCGAACAAGATTGGAAGGATGTATATAAGAAATTAGGAACGCCAGATAATGCAGACGGATATAAATACGATTTGCCTGAAGAGAGTAAAATCGATCAAGATGCTTTGAAAAATTTTAGTGAAGAAGCAGTTAAACTTGGTTTATTACCTCATCAAGCTCAAGGCATAATGAAGTATTATAACGATGTTATTAATAAAGGTAATGATGACCAACAAGCTCAAATGAAAGTAGCTCAAGAAGAGAGTGAAAAAGTTTTGAGAAAAGAATATGGTGCTACCTTTGATAGACAAATACAATCTGCTAAAAACTTAGCTCACGCTACTCTTGGTAAGGAGTTT